TGAGCAAAAATACCTTCGATAAAAATGTTCTTACCACCACCCTGTTTTTCTTCTACAAGGTAATTTAAATCTTGTGCAACTTCTTTAATTAATCTCATATTGATTCCTATTTAGAACTTAGTCTGTTGATCAGGTTCTTGATATCCTGCAGATTTACCTAATACCAAATATAACATAGATAGAGGGGGCATTTGTACGTGTATGTTTGAAGAATTTAATGTTTTGTCATTAAAGCCTGAGTTTTGCGTGAATTCAAAACTGTCTGATCCGTGCAGATACATTACATTGCCGGATAGAAATGCATTTGCCTGAGTATTACCTCTTGCAATAGTAATTGGATTAGCTGACGAATCTGTAGAAGAATATATTACTGTTTGAATATTAACATTACAATTTGCTTGACCTAAAAATGTTTCATCTGATAATTTTAATTCAAGCAATGTAACATTTCCTATTGATGCAGTTCCATCGTTAATAAGTTTAACAATTGATTGCTGTCTTACGTTTTGTAGTATTGATTTGGTTACTGCCATATCTTCCTCTTATCTCTAAGTTCGTTAAACTTCTTCATGTTCTTTTTCTGTTCCTATAGAGGCTGCAATTTCTTGTTTTCTTGCCTCTAACGTATCTGACACTTTACTTGCAATAATCTCATTAAATTTTTCAACAGCATCTGCCTGTTGATTGTTAATAATATTGTCTACCATAGATTGTATAACTGTTGATTCCATAACTTCTCCTATAATCATTATTTATTGCTGTTACTGTAATTCTTGCCCAGGAGGTAATTGGCCAGGCGGCATGCCGGGCATTCCTATCTGTGGCGGTGGAGGTTCCTTCTCTATTTGAGATTTCATCTCCTTCATTTCTTTATCCGACATTCTCAACACATTTTTCATAACATATTCTTGACTGTAATATGCACCTACGAAAGGTTGAATTTGATTTAACAGATCAATTCTGTTTCTCAAATTCTCAGCATTTTTCATTTCTTCAAAATACTGATCCTGTGCATATCTGTAATCTATTTCATTCTTTATTGAGTTCCAATCTTTTTCTGTTAAAACACCCTTTAACAACAACTGGGTCTTTAACAAATCATTGAATAACTCATTAAATTTTACTCTGAGTCTACCGATAAATTTAGCAAATTTCAATTCATCTCTTGTAATCTCTGTTGCTCTACCAAACGATATACCTGTTTGGGGTTGCAATCTTGATAACGGAACATTTAATGCCTGGTACAACTTAGTTTGAAAATAATTAATATCATCAATCTGCCCTAAGTTTTCTCCGCCAGGTAATGTAGTAATTTCTGTACCTCTTCCACCTTCTCTTCTAGGCAACCAGAAATCTTCCAACATAGACATAAATTTACGATCGTCTCTAATTTCCCCGGTACTGGAATCATAGACAATCTTATTTCTATAACGAGCCATAATATCTTTTAAATATTGTTCTGCTTTCAATTTTGGCAAATTGCCCACATCTATATAAAATATTCTTCTTTCGGGAGCTCTTGCAAGTCTGTAAATAACCAAAGAATCTTCCATCATCTTTAATTGATTTACAGGTTTAATTGCTTTATGCAATTGCCCTAAAACTACATTTTTATCCAAATCCATCATACCCGAAGGTACAAATGTAATAGCGTCTAACGAAATTTTTATACCCTGATTTGCTGCAAGAGTAGTAAATCCTGGATTATAAGTAATACCCTTTTCATTGTATAAGAAATACTCTTCAACAGACTTAATAACTTCTAAGCCGCTATCTTTATCTTTTTCTTTTTTAACTTCGCGTATCTTCTTTATTTTTCTTGGATCTAACACTATTGTTTCTAAAATCCCACGCTTAGGATTTTTAGTATCTATAATCTTTTGAAAATATAATCTTCCATCTATATACCATCTTTTAAAATAATCAAATCCTTTTGAATCAAATTCAATCATTTTAATTAATGAATTAAATTCATCAAGAATAGTATCTTTAATATCGTCAGGAATATCTAATCTATCTAAATTAATTTGTACTACAGCCTCATCGTCTATAGCAGCAATTGCTTCAGTTAATATTTCATCTATTGCTGCAGATGCATCAGAATACATTGAGCATTCACGATATCTTGTAATAAGTTCATATTCAGATTTTGCAGTTGCATCTAAGTCAACATACGTCCCAAAATATCCTCCTGCTTGTACAGTGGATGCTCCATCGTCAGAAACAGGTGTAGCAAACCCCTGTAGTTTTCTATCTATAGGAGGTTCTTCATCTTCTTTACCAATAGTAAAGCCAAATAGTTTAATAGCCATAATTTAATTCACTTTTTAAAAATTAACCTAATGATGTAATTGCGTTGACCAATTGTTGTGCAGGATTATTAGAGAATTCAAAAGATTGATACTGAAATGATACGCCAAAAGTTGACAACTGATCGTTGGATCCGAAATCTAAACCTACTGCTCCAAGATCAACTGGGAAGGCACCTAATAATTTATATTGTTTTAGAACTGCGCCGTTGCGATCTAATTGAGAAATAAACATATCAGTTTGATACTGGGAAGGTTGTAAAGCACCAGTCTTATTAGCTAGGTCCTCTATACCATTCATCCATTGTTCTATTGCTGTTCTAATTGAGAATCCAGAATCATTTAAGACTGTACAATTAAAGGGAGCAAATTCTCTATCACCTGCCATCTTAACTAATCGTCCGCGATAATAAACAGGAGTAACTCCTAGAGTTTGTCCTGGCAATTCTGCTACACTAACTAAGAATGGAGCTTTAGTTACGGCCGCCCCTCTTCCCGCAACATAGTTTGGGAAGGTTAGCTGAACCGCAAACTGATTCGGTCTTGCACCGCCGTTTGTTAGTTCGGATTTAAATCTTTCTACATTAAATGGTACTGCCATTTTTAAGTTCTCCTATTATGCCCCTACTTCTTCGAAGGATACGCCAGTTCTTGTAGCAACAAAATTCAACTGAATGAAATTAATTGCTCTTGCTGGTTTGATGAATATATCCGCGACAAATTCATTTCTATCTATAACTTCTGCGGTATTATTTGTTTCATCGCATACCACTCTAAAATCTGTAACACCTCTACGACCTTGAACATCTCTCAAGAATGGTTCTACTAAATTTCGAAATTGTCCGCGAGTAAATGGATCGTTGAATTCGAACAATTGGAATTTAGAAGCGGTAGCTATTGCTTTTTCCAATACGATAAACAATCTACGCACATTGATACGATCAAATGCACTTGGTCTAGATTGTAATGTCTTATCTCCAAACAATAAAGTACCTTGTCCCGGGAATGTTACCACAGGATTTATACCTTTCTTGTATAGAGTATCTCTATCTGTTTTAGCAGGTGAGTATGCCAATTTAACTACATTTTTAATAACACCTCTATTATATCCAGCAGGAGAGAACCAAGGATCTGCAATATAATCTGTTCTTGCTGCAAGACCAGCAACATCTCCATTTAATGGGACATATCTGTATTTGTCGTTGTAACGATCATACTGATATTTCCATCCAGAATCTAAAACAGCGAATGAAGAGTCTGTTAACGTATTTCTATAAGCAACAATTTTGTCTGCCTGACCTGTAGTATTTACTACGTCTGTATATTGAGGTGATGCAAATACTACGCAATCTCTTCTTGCTTCCGCAATGGCAATAACACTATTTACTACGCTTGCTGTTGTAGTTGGTCCCATTGGAATTAGACTTATATCATACAATTCGTCATTTGAGAATAACGAATACCCTGTAGTTAGATTGCCGGCGGTTATACTATCTCCAGCTACACCTGCAGATAAATTCTGAGTTAAATTTGCAGCCAAAACATCAAAAGCGGTTGTTGAAGCCGTGCCCCAATCATCTCCACTTTCATGGTGATTTAACCACCAGATATATCTAGATTGATTGTTAATTACATTCTTGTAGTAATTAGTTGAACCGTCGGAATTTTTGGCATCCGATGCTTTAGATAAGAAAGAGAATTTTTCTAAAACAGAACCAGCTGTTCCAGAAATAGAACCTGTTCTATCCAATACTATTACGTGCAATTCGTCGCCCGAACCACCCTTCTCTGTTACATATGCAGATGTCGATGGAGCAGCATCGAATTGACTAGCATATTGCCATGCAGTAAAGCCCCCCGAATCTGCAAGAGAAACTCTAATAGAATTGCCTAAAATTCCTGGATATTTTGCTGCCCATTGTCCATATAGTAATCCGCCAGTTGAATAATTAGCATCATAATTATCAAAATTTGAAATTAAAATTGAACCTTGGGATAATACTGCATTTGCAAATACATCTCCAGATGGGACTGTTACTGTAATTTCCGGCGTTGCAGAATATCCTGTTCCTGCATTAGTGATTGTAATTCTATCAACAGCATATCTTAGTTCAGACGTTGCTACTGCTGTAACTGCGGGAGAATCAACGGGGTCGGGTGTAAATGTAATTATAGGTGCGGCAAGATACCCATTACCTCCAGTTATTACAGTAACGCCCACTACCCTTGCTTCCATTCTACCTATAGCGGAGGCATTGGCACCGCCAAACTCACTATTTTTATTTATATTTACAGTAATACCACTACTATAGCCTGTACCAGGATCAACTACATTTGCTCCTGTAATTATACCATGACCTAAAGTAACACTAATATTAGCATTCGCATTTGACCCCTCTGGGCCATTACGTAATACAGATACATTTGGCGTAGAAGTATATCCAGAACCAACACTTATTACATTAAAACTTGTAATATTACCATCTGGACCCGTAGCAATTAATTGAATATTTGCGCCAGAGCCACCGCCACCTGAAAATACCAACAAACTACTATTACTATAGCCATTACCGCTACTAATAATAGTTGCATTTGACACAGAAAAACTTATTTGTAAATTTCCTGTAGCACCTTCGCCGCCACCGCCAGATATTATAATATTTGAATTTGAATTATAATTATTTCCTCCAGATAATATTGTCAAACTGACAACATTACCGCTTCCTAAAATAGCAATTGCATTTGCCGCATAACCGCCGGCGGATAAATTTGCTGTAGCATTAACAGTAGGAGCTACAGAATATCCTTGTCCTAATACGGACATCGTAATTGCGTTAATTGCGCCAGTATTTGCTAGCAAGGCATTACCTGTAGCTTGCGTACCTCCCTCTACACCTGGGGCAGCTATAGCTACAGAAATTCCTGATAAAGAAGTATAAGTATTTGATGAAGAACTAACAACTATACTGGTAATAGTTCCCGATGGAGTAGAAGTTGCGTTTCTAGCAACACCTTTATCTACAACGCGAACTAAGTTTAAATTGTTTCCATAAGATAAAAAATTTGCTGCAGTAAAGAAATATCCCGCAGTTGAATCATTCGGTTGACCAAAATTAGTTACTAGATTTTTTTCCGAATCTACAGTTGTAACTTCTTCCACTGGACCCCATTGGAATGCTCCTGCAAATGCGCCAGCAGTGGTTGCAACCGAGGGAACTAAAGTAGTTCTATCTTGTTCAGTTACTACAACGCCAGGTGAAAGCTGAAATGCCATCTTCTTCTCCTTGATAATTTTATAGAGCTGTTTTCTATAATTTGATTTCTATTTATTTATAATTATAGTCTTTTAGACATTTTCAAGGAACTTTCTTTGCATTTCTTCAATTTCATCTCTATTCTTAGATCCCACGTTAAACCAGATTGCATCTGTCATAATCTGAGGAGCTTCATGTTCGGGGATGCCCGTATCTATAATACCAAACGGAGTAAGATTTTCCTCAATCTGTTTGAACTGCTCTTCATATAAAGCTTTTCTAAGATTCGAGTCAGTTAAATCTTTAAAGAATGATTCATTGGTGGCCCAGGAAAATAGCACCAAACACATAACCAAATCGTCCTGGTATCCTTCATCTGCTTTATGAGATCCTCGAACTTCAATAAATGTAGATATTTCGTTAATAATATCTGGGTCATGTATTAATAATTTTGTGCCCTCAACTAAACTCTTGAAAGACGTACAACCTAATCGTTTTACTTGTTTGGTAGTTCTAACCCCCAGAGTTGCTCCCTGAGAGAATCCTCCAGATAAGAATTGTCCAGATTTACTATTACTTCCTACAAAAAACACGTTCTCATATTCTAAATCCATATACAAAGTATCTGCTACTTGTTGTCCGTTATCGTTAATCTCAACTAAACAATAAGCTTTGTTATAATCTTTGGCTACTTTATATATAATATTTGGGAAAAGAAGAGGGCTTATTTTATTGTTTCTGTATTTTGCAACAACCTTAAAAGGATATGTAGTAATATCCATGACTGCAAATGCAGAGTAATCTCCACCTACACCTCGCGAGGTATCTGCAACTAGCATGTAAACCTTATCTTCTTCGGGTTCATCAAACACATCTAAACCATCTTTACTATATACATACGGTTTAACTGACATTCTACCAATAGTATCTGGATTGATAAGTGTATTAGATGATCCCAGGAATCTACATAAAACTTCTTGATTAAACTTAAGTTCACCTAATAATGCTCTTTGTTCTTGCGCCCATTTTTCTGTTCTACCAGGAATCTCGCTGTAAGGAATAAACATAGGAACAAATCCGTTTAGACCTTGTTCTGCTTCATTCCAGAATTTCCAGAAATGATTGTATCCCAATGGTGTAGAAGTTAAAAGAATCTTTGTAGTTTCACCTGCAGAAACAACAGGATAAACAGATGTGAAAAAATCCTCAGCTACATTGTTTGGAATAATTGCTGCTTCGTCAATGTATAACCAATTTACAGATTTACCTCGAATACCGGAAGAACTTGTTGCTGCAGTAAAAACTCTAGATCCGTTTTCTAATTCTATATCACCTTTGTTAAAT